CAGTGTCGAACGACACGGCAGCCGTCATCGCGGCCTAATCAGCCTGACGCTCAACAGAAAGGAAGCTTCGGCTTCCTTTCTTTTTGCTTGGCGACCTGATAAATAGGCAACGCGCACCTTAGGATCACACGTGAGCCCAGACATCTCAGGCATTGTCAAGAGCACAGGCGTCGCCCTTGAGCAGCAGGCCTTTGCCGCATTCGGCGCGGCCATCGGCGGCCTCGCCTCTGGCGCCCTGGGCAGCATCTTTGGCCAGACGAACCCACCAGGCGCGGGCCCTACCGACGCGCAGACCGTCATCGCGCAGCAGGACCCGCAGACGCGCATCAGCGACTCCACCCGCTATGCCGCCGCCCTGACTGAGGCCTTTCAGGTCGATTTCGACCCGAAGCTCAAGTTCCTGTTCAAGGTCAGCTTTACCTTTCACCCGGCGCTGAACGAGTACATCCAGCAGTTCGGGACCAACGTCACGACGCGTGACTTTGAGGAGAACCTCACCTTCATGGTGACTCAGATCGACCGCCCACAGGTCGACTTTGAGTACGAGGAGGTGAACATGTACAACTACCGGACGCACGTGCTCACGCGCATCAAGCACCGCGAGCTCAGCATGACGCTGACAGACGACGTCGGTAACCGCGCGCTGGACTTCGCCAACATCTACCGCATGATCTACCAGCCGATCTCTCGGCCGGTGACCGACGCGGCGGTGCAGAGCTTTGACCGCCGTGGCATGGAGTTCACGCCGCCGTTTGGTGGCCTGGACGGTGGCGGGCTGCAGGCAATTCCCGCAAGTTCCAGCGGGGTGGCTAACCAGCCACTCACCCGCATCCGCATCAGCCAGATCTTCGTGGAACGCGGCTCGTGGTACTCAGACCCAAAGAGCTGGGTGAAGGTCGTTCACTTCGACTTCATCAACCCACGCATCACCAACATCAACATGGATGACCTCGACTACTCGAGCGGTGGTGGTCCAAGCAACCTGTCGCTGTCATTCAACTTTGACGCGCTGCACATGTCGTACGCCCAGCAGGCGACCCTCGCCAACACCGCGCCGGTGATGGAGGGCAAAGACATCCTGTCAGAGGCCGGCAACTACGACTCGTCCGTCTACCGCAATGAGACGGCCAGCCCTGGTGGCCAGTCGCTGTTCGGCAACTTCGCACAGAAGGCGACGGAGATGATCGGCAACCAGGCCATCCGCGCCGCCAACCAGTCGGTCTCAAACTTCCTGCTCAAGACGCTCGGCAAGACGCCGGGCGGCACGATCGTCGCGGGTGAGCTCTCGCGCGTTGGGCAGGGCCTGGCAACGCAGGCGCAGAAGTCGCTGTTCAGCGCCACGAAGAGCATCTTCAGCACTGGCGCCGTCTTTGGCACCGCGCCTCCGGCCCCTGTCAAGGACTCGAGCACCGGCGGCTCGCCGACGGGGACGTTCCCATAAGCCATGGCAGCCCGCGGACGGTTCCTACCTAAGTTCCCAGACAAGTACCTGGGAGACCCCACGAAGATCTTCTTCAGGTCGGCGTGGGAGGTGCGCGCCATGAAGTTCTTCGACGCGTCTGAGGCGGTGCTGAAGTGGGGCAGCGAGGAGCTGAAGATCCCATACCTGAAGCCGACCGACGCGAGGGTGCACTACTACTACCCTGACTTCATCGTGGTGTACCGTGACAAGACCGGCGCCGTGCAGAAGGAGATCATTGAGATCAAGCCGCTGAAGGAATCAGTGCAGCGCGCCAACATGACAGACTATGACAAGCTGTCACTGATCATCAATGACGCCAAGTGGAAGGCGGCTGACCTGTTTGCCCGCCAGCACGGCATGAAGTTTCGAGTCATCACAGAGGCGAGCCTGTTCAAGCAGGCGCCCAAGCAGCCAAGAAGGCCAAGGAAGAGAGCATGAGCAAGATCAAGATTGAGCACCCGCTCGAGGACGTCCTGAACATCGAGTCAGGCAGCTCAAGCATTGACATTGAGCAGCAGTACGCGATGACGGCTGAGGTGAGCGCCACGGTCGCAGAGGCCACTCAGAAGGACGAGGAGGACATCATCATCGAGAAGAAGATCGATGACGTCTACGACGCTGCCATGGGCGCCTTTGAGAACCAGACTGCGCTGACCGAGATGGTCGAGCCGCGCTACGCCGCCCGCAACGCCGAGGTCGCCGCCAACTACCTCAACATCGCGTTGAACGCCGCGAACAGCCGTGCCAAGATCAAGATCGAGCGCAAGCGCGCAAGCACGTTTGTGCCCTTCGGCAGCGGCAACAAGACAACCAACAACCTGATCGTGGCCGACCGCAATGAGCTGCTGCGAATGATCCAGGTCGATGACGCGCAGGTGGACAAGTCGAAATGAACTTCAGGCAGTTTCTAGCAGAGGCCACAGTGATCACCTCAAAGTGGAAGGTGTCAAAGGTCAATGTCAAGCGTGGCATTGAGCTGCTAAATGAGCATTGTCGCAAGTCGCTAAGTGATGTTGCCAGCAGCAATGTGCTGTTTCGCGGGTTCAAGCAGTCACCGGGATCAAGCGTCATGGTGTTTGATAGCACAGCCGCGCTACGCACTTCAAAAGACAGCAGCAACCTCTACCAACTGGCAATGGACATCTCAAGCAACCTCAAGGGAGTCCCAAAACGATCTGCGTCATTCATCTGCTCATCAGACATGCACTACGCGAGGCAATTTTCACACAGCTGGCAAAACTTGTATGTGATGCTGCCTTTTGACGGAACGCCAGTGGCAGTCTCAAGAGAAGATGACTTCATCAATAAAAACTTGACGCGCAGCATGGATATTGAGTACTTTGATAGTTTCCTAAGAGACGCGCTGTACGATTTAGGCATAAAGCCAGACAAGCAGAGTAAGTACATCAGCGCAGCGCGCATCAATGCTGCGCTGGCGGAAAAGTCTCCAGAGGCAATCATTTACTCAATGATTGACAACTTTGATCTTGGAAACATAGATGACGTCGATGATGCCTACAACAAGGCAAGCACCCGTGGCAGCATGAGAAACATCTTATCTCGCAACGCTGAGACCAAGATGGATATGAAGCTGGCTAGACGCGCTGTCAATCAGTCAATCAATCCGACTGGCAGTAAGTTGCTGGCGCTGCTGCGAGATAACCGCTCTCGCCGTCTGAATGTCATTGCTGACTTCTATATGGATCCGAAAGTGCTTCGACTTTCAGTGCAGCTGCCCGGTGAGCTCAGGTTAATGGGTGAGGCCTGGTTCTCAGGACAGTGCGTTGGCATCTCAGTAGACACGTTTTACAAGATCTTGCAGGAACCTGGTATAAAGGTAGGAAGCCGGCTGAAGGGTAACTTGGGATTCGTGTTTGACAAATGAAAACATTCAGACAGTTTCTAGACGAGTCGATCAATGACGCTGGCCTGTTCAAGGCCATCTTCGTGACAGGTGAGCCCGGCTCCGGCAAGAGCTACACGGTCTCTCGCCTGGCTGGCGACGTGCAGCCGCGGGTCGTCAACACTGACCGCGCCTCCGAGTTTCTCGCCAGGAAGTTCAAGCGGGCCGTGACGTCAGAGAACTGGCCCTTCTTCAAGGAGGCGGCGCAGCGCATGACGAGCGGCGCGCTGTACTCGAACCTCAATGGCATGCTGCCGCTCTTCATTGACGGTACGTCCAACGACGTCTCCAACATCCTGCACCGCACCGGCATCCTCGAGTCGCTGGGCTACGACGTCGGCATGATCTTCGTTGACACGTCACTTGAGACCTCCATCCGCCGCGCGAATGAGCGCGCGCAGAAGGTGGGCCGCGTGATCGATGAGGACTTCATCCGGCAGGTGCACGAGCAGACGGCGGCCGACCAGCGCTACTTTCAGGGCAAGTTTGACTTCTTCAAGGTGCTGAAGAACGACGACAACGAGCTGACAGACGACCTCCTGCTCGACGCCTACCGCAAGGTGCAGGGCTTCTACGCGGCGCCAGTGAGCAACCCGGTCGGTAGGCAGGTGCTTGACAAGCTGCGGAAGCAAGGCAGCAAGTACCTAGTGCCGACCATCATGCCCGAGGAGCAGCTCCGCAAGAAGACAGAGGGCTGGTACAAGTCATGAGGTTCAAGGACTTCCTGGCTGAGGGCACCTCGTTCAACTTCGACAAGTTCTTCAAGGACTGCGCTCCGTTCCTAAGCGAGATCAAGGGGCTGTCAACGCACCACCTGCTGAAGCACGCCTCCAGCAATGGGCCAGATGACTGGGGAATGAAGAGCCACGTGGTGCGCACCCGCCCGCGTGACAGCAAGCGCGAGGTCCACTACGCCGTTGACGCGATCTTCAGGCAGAAGTTCAACTGGGCGGCGCGGTCCGACGCCATCTTCGTGAGCTCTGACTACTCGATGATCAAGGAGTTCGGTGTCGTGTACCTCATCTTTCCAGTAGGTGAATTCAAGTACCTCTGGTCAGAGGACGTCGTTGACCTCGTGCACAACTTCGACAACGTGAAGAACGACCTGCGCCACAAGCAGCCAGGCCTCTCCTTCGAGGACCGTACGGACGCGGCCATTGAGGAGCTCATCAAGCAGGTGGGCAGCACCATAGACTGGAAGTTCAACACTGACCTCAAGCGGGCGGCCACCTCCGGCAATGAGGTGATGCTGAAGTCCATGGACGGCAAGTACTACCTGATTGAAGTGGCGACGGACTTCTCGCCAGAGTTTCTCACCACGCTGAAGGCTGAGGGGTACGTGACATGAGGTTCAGGCAGTTCATCACTGAGGCGACCAAGTTTGACGAGAAGCGGTTCATCCAGGACTGCCACCCCTGCCTGTCGCAGCTAGAACTGAGCAAGGACCCGGAGCAGGACGTCAGCTACAAGGTGCCATTTCGTGGCATGCCACCGACTCGCACCGCCAAGACTGGCTGGGCCATCATTGAGCACACCAAGTACCGAAAGCCAAAGGACACCCCGCTGCTGGTGCACAACGCGATGAACGAGATGTTCAAGCGAAGGTTTGGGTGGAACGCGCGCGATGGACTGTTCGTCACTGGCAGTGACATATTTGCTCGCACCTTTGGTCCCACGCACGTGGTGTTTCCTATCGGGGAGTTCAAGTTCGTGTGGTCAGAGGAGATTGAGGACGTCTATGGTGACCTCGTTGAACCGCTACTTGATGATGACTGGGACGAGGACTGGGAAACCAACGAGATCCACTTTCAGAATGACCTCACCGGCTTTTCATGGTCAGATAAGGACCTGCCTGAGGCCCTGAAGTCCAGGCATGAGATCATGGTGTCCTGCAGCAGCTACTACGCGTTTCAACACGACAGCCCCTTCTTCAATGAACAGGTGCTGCCGCTAATTGCCAAGGAGTTTGGAAAATGAGGTTCAAGCAGTTCCTTGAGAGCACCGTCGAGAAGTTTGAGGACCTGATCCACCACATCGCTGAGGAGGAGCTGGTCGCGTGCAAGGTGCACCACGTCATCGACAAGGGTGACAACCGCATTGACATCCACGCCGACTGTCAGGACGTGCCACGTGAGGAGGGCTTCCAGCCAGACCTGACGCAGAAGGTGCAGCAGCGCCTGCGCCTGCACCCGATGCAGCGCCTGAACACCCTCACCTGCCGCGTCTACCATGACAACGAGGATGAGTTCCAGCTTGAGGAGGGCTGGAAGGACCTGGCGATCGCTGGCCTCGTGGCCGGTGGTATTGCCGCTGGCACCATGGCGGCCAAGAACAAGGATGAAGAGGGACTGCGCGTCATCAATGGTGTCAAGCACCACCATGCTCCATTCGCTGTGAAGAACCGTGGCACGCTGCCTGCTAACGTTGAGGAGATCACTGTGGACGGGCGCAAGGCCTACCGGTGGACGACCAACAACAAGGGACAGATGCACTTCTGGACCTACGCTGACAGGGCCGACTGATGCGCTTCCGTGACTTCATTTCCAAACCAGCTGACGCCGTCAAGCTGGTTGCCGAGCGTTGCCAGCCCTTCGTCGCCATGAATGTTGAGGACCCGCTGCTGCGCGGTACAGGCAAAGGCAGCTCGGTACGAGTCGAGAAAGTCAACAAGCAGCGCAGGCCGGTTGACACTGAGCCGCACGTGCACAAGGCAATGGATGACTGGTTCGAGAGGAAGTTTGGCGCCCGGCTCCGGTCTGAGGCCGTCTTCTGCACGAGCCACTTCCTGCAGGCTAGGTCGTACGGCACGGTCCACTGCGTCTTCCCTGTCGGCAAGTTCAAGTACTTCTGGGCCGGCGGCTATTCAAACAACCCGATGCTGAAGGACCGGCCGCTTGGCGACTCGCTGACGCTGTCGACGTGGATCCGTGACAGGGCGCGCACCAAGCCGGTTGAGGACCTGCCTGAGATCACCGCCTACTTTCTGGACAAAGTCACCTGGAAGACGACTGACATGGACCGCGCGCTTGCGGGCGGCGCGGAGATCATGCTCCTGTGCGATGAGGTCGTCCTCGTCAACCACGAATACCTGCTGGAGCAGTACCAGAGCTATCAGCACTTTATGAAGCTCGTTCGTGGCGAGTGATAAATAGCAACGCAGCTCATTAACCTGAGGGAAAACAATGAAGGTCAACGAACTCTTTGAAGCCAGCCGCATCTCGCTCGGCGGCACAAATGTGAAGATCATGAAGGCGCTGAAGGGCCTGAAGGGAGTCAAGATCTATGAACCTATGGCGGCTGAGGACGACGACTCCAGTGAGGAGTGGATCGTACGGGTGGTCTACAAGGCAAAGCGTGGACAGCCTGGGTATGAGAGGATCCACGTTTACCAGACAAAGGACGGTGACTGGGGCTTCTCTTCTCAAACCGAGAACAAAGAGAGGGGAACTCTTGAAGATCTTCTTGATGAGCTGCGTGACTACCTGACTCACAGCGCAAAGTTCCACGCGCGTGGGTCTGCCATCGAGGAAGGGGCCTTGACTGAGGGCTACGAGCGCAAGGTGCTGGCAGTTCTCAAGGACGCCGGCGTTGACGCCTACTTTGAGAAGGGAACCCTGATGCTGCAGACGAAAGATGACTGGAAGAAGGCGACGAAGGTACTCAAGGCCGCAGATAAGATCCTTGAGCTCCCATCAATGGAATACCTGTCAGCGGGGATCTAAATGAAATTCCGTGAGATCCTAGAGTCGACCATCACCGACTGGATGAAGATCATCCGGGCCGAGCATGGCAAGGACGTCAAGTTTGAGAAGGCGGAGATGGACTGCACCGTCGCCATGAAGGGCGACAAGTGCGTAGGCACGTATGACCGCAAGGCCGGAAAGCAAGTCACTGAAGGCAAACAGCGCCAGACGGACAAGAAGGCGCTGCTGCAGAAGTTCATGCGCTGGTCAGATGGCATGCACCCATCTGAGATGTCCGTCGGCGATGTTGATGACTTCATAGAGGAGTATGGTTGCTCCGCCAGCGATGAGGACTATCTGTTGTCACTGCAGAATGGTCGCATTAAGGAAGATGCGGAGCTTGCCAAGAAGATCGTGCGTGGCCAGAAGTACGGTCCAGGCCTTGGGAACAAGCTGAATCAGTGGTTCAGTGACCTAATGATCAGCCGTGACAAGCGCCGCTTCTTGCCGTCAAAGGTTGCCGTTGAACAGTTGAAGCGCACTGGCTTCTCTGATGAGCAGGTGTCACTGATCCGCGACGCAGCAGTCAAAGCCGCGTACGAGGTAATCGAGCGCCTCAAGCGGCAGTACCCTGACCGCGTGCCAGCCAAGTACGTTTCTCAGCTTCCTTCTTCATTCGCGGTCTTTGACCTGTTTCTTAACGTTGATGAGGAGATGCACGAGAAGTACGTGCAGCAGCTCGCGAAGCTGTTTGACCTCAAGGTCGCGAAGCTGGCAGGGCAGCTCAAGCTAAAGGAAGATGCTACTACTGACAAGTGGCGCCGCCGCATGTACGAGCTGCGCGCCCTGCAGAAGGAGCGCAAGCTGACGACCAAGGAGCTTGACGAGCTCATGCACCTTGAGGACCTGGTAATCCATGACCGACGTGAAATTGATGAGGGACGCAAGTACGTCATCAAGTCACGAAAGCACATCATGGGCAAGTTCACAGAACCAGAGGAATACAAGCCGGTGTTCAACCAGAAGTTCAAGATCGACACCAGCAAGCCCTGGCTCTACCAAACGAAGGCAGCGGCCGAGGCACGCGCCCGGGAACTTTCGAAGGACGCCTACAACATACCGTACGCGAAACGAAAGAAGCTAGGTTATGACTTCATGAACTACTGGGTTGAGCCTTACAAGGCACCCAAGAACGTGAAGGAAGCGGACGAGACGTTCATCATCATGGCCAACGTCTCAGGTGGCGTCACTGGCAATCGCACCGCTCCCGTGCGCCAGGGTGGCAAGCTGCTGAAGTTCAGTAGCGAGCAGGAGGCGAAGGACCACGCACTACACCTCACGAAGACAGCCAACCGCCAATCATCTGTGGCGCAGTTCAAGTACTGGGCAGCTCCATACCGTGATTACCTGCACCAGGAATCAGTGCAGGAGGCTGCGGCCCCGCTCAAGACGAACTTCATCCCCGACCTTGAGAAGGCCCTGCGCCGAGAGCTAAAGGCCGACTCTGTCATCATCGCGCCGTGGGGAAAGAAGAAAGACACCTTCAGCGTCAACATCATCTTCAGCAAGGCGCGGTCAGCGAACCTAGATCAGAATCAAGTGTGGAAGATCGCACGAAAGTTCTCCGGTCACGACGTTCACGTGGAGTTCAACACTCCTCGCTTCCTGGGCGCGAACCAGGTAGGCCTGGCCTACATTGGTAAGCTGACATTCAGGTGGCCAGTAAAAGAGGCAGACGAGGTGCGGTTCTCAAGCGGCCGCAAGGTGGGACTTGACAAGTGGTTGGATGACATGAGTGCCGAGGACAAGACCAAGAAAAAGAAGCCAGTCAAGAAGTATGAGAACAAGCCTTGGCCCAAGATGAAGGTGCCAGGTGTCGTCGTGACAGCCGGCCAGGGCCTGCGTGACCGGCTGGTGAAGGCAGTCAAGGACCTTGGCATTGACATTGAGCACCAGGGCTACAGCGGCGGCTCAACGCTCTGGACCGTGGCGTTCTACCCGAAGAAGGGCTTCAACCTTGAGAAGTTTCGTGATGACCTGCGAGACAAGCTGAACTTCGATGGCTACCTTGAGGTGGAGTTCGAGGACCTCAGCGAATGAGCATCATTCGAGAGCTGCTGGCGCTGACCGAGGCGGTCAACTTCCCGCTCATCACGAGGAAGGTGGCCAAGGCGATGCGCAACGAGTACGACGCCACCTTTACTGATGACGAGTACGTGCAGGCCGCCGCGTGGTTGATTCAGCCGCGCTGGTCACGCCCAGGTGACGCCGCCGAGCGGGTGATCAACATGTTCAAGAAGTTGCATGGCCGTGACATCACTGACCGTCAGGCCTACGCGCTGATGTACCAGCAATTTGTCACAAAACCCAACCTCGACCGCGAGGTGCACCGTGCTAAGGTCGGTGAATAACTGAGAGGAAGCAATGAACCTAATTCGAGAACTTCTGTCCATCCGTGAGTCGTCTCCAGACCCACTCGACAAGGCCGGTGATGCAGCGCGAGATGCCCGTGCCGCTCTTGAGGATGCAATTGCAGATCACTTCAAGCTTGACGGGGACGCTGACATGGTCAAGCGCATCGCCGCCTGGCTGGCTGACAATGCCACAGATGACAAGGTAGAGGACTTTCTCTATGATGAGCTGCACAGTGAGATGCCGTACGGCACAATGAAGGCGCGTACAGGTGACCCATCTGCCTGGATCGGCGACTACATGGAGAGAGAATTTGGCGACGAGCTGAAGGCAGTCTGGGCGGCTGAGCAGGGCTGACCGTGCGTGATGACACTGACAGGCCACCGCGCGTGGCCTTTACCGTCACCAGCGCGCGTGTCAATCACTACAGCGACGTCGTTGACCAGCTGCTGATGCAGGCCATCGCCAAGGCCCACCGCGAGGGAATTCGCCCAACGGCACCGCAGATTGACAGGTTTAGGAATGACCTAATTAGGTTAGCCATCATCCAGCGAAACCTCGACGCGGCGATCAACCTGAAATTTGGGCCGGCGGTGAGGAGGCAGCTAAACGAGTCATGGAAAAGATCACCTACATTCACGGTCTGAACTGCTCAGCGAAGATCTTCAACTTCATCAAGACGCAGCTGCCCAAGCACAAGGCGCAGTTCATCGAGTACAACAGCGGTGAGTACATTGAGAACTCCTTTCACACCGCGCTGGAGGAGCTCACGGACAGCGAGCCGACCTGGATAGTTGGCCACAGCCTGGGCGGGATCATCGCCCACCTGCTCGCCGTGAGGGCGACCCCTGGGCTGAAGATCAACGGCATCGCCACGATCGGCACCCCGTTCGGCGGCAGCCACGTGGCCTCGACGCTGAAGTGGTTCTACGGCGGCTACCATGTCCTGAGGGACCTGTCACCGCACAGCAAGATCATCAGGGAGGTCACCACGGTCAAGCCAAAGCAACCGTTCCTGTCAGTGATTAGCGTCTCTGGCGCGCTGCCGTTCATCTCTGGCGACAACGACGGCGTGGTGACGGTGGAGTCCCAGCGCAAGTCACTGGCCAAGAAGAAGGTTGACGTGTACGCCAACCACTTTGAGGCGGTGCAGGACGAGGCCACCGTCAAGGCCATCAAGGAATTCATCTTCAAGTAATGCCAAACCCATTCATCAAGCGCCCGCACACTGAGACTGAGTTCACTCCTGCGAACGTACAGGAGCTGCGCCGGTGCGGTCGCGACCCGGTGCACTTCATCAAGAACTACGTCTACCTGCAGCACCCGACGCGCGGCAAGATCCTCTTTGACCTCTACGACTACCAAGAGGAGCTCGTGCGGCACCTGCAGCAGGAGCGCTGGCTGATCGCCCTCCTGTCGCGCCAGATGGGCAAGACGCAGACGGTCTCGATGTACCTGCTGTGGTACGCGATGTTCAATGATGACCAGACCATCCTCATCGCCTCGAAGAACAACGGCCACGCCATGGAGATCATGGACCGCATCCGCTTCGCCTACGAGGAGATGCCGCACTGGCTGAAGGCAGGCTGCAAGTACTACAACAAGCACAACATCGAGTTTGACAATGGCTCTCGCATCAAGTCAGAGGCGACGACTGAGAAGACGGGCCGTGGTCTCTCAATCTCCAAGCTGTACCTCGATGAGCTGGCGTTCATCAACCCGCGCATTCAAGAGAACATGTGGGCGTCGCTGGCCCCGACGCTGTCGACTGGCGGTTCAGCCATCATCAGCTCCACGCCGAATGGCGACACTGAGCTGTTCGCGCAGCTCTGGCGCGCCGCCAATGCTGAGCAGAACAGCTTCAAGCCGCTGTACTACCCATGGGACCGCCACCCAGAGCGAGGTGAGGAGTACCTGAAGGAGATGCGCGGCCAGCTAGGCGAGCGCAAGTTCAGGCAGGAGGTGCTGTGTGAGTTCCTGTCCTCCGACGCCATGCTGATCGACAGCATCAAGCTGGTGTACCTGACGCCCAAGGTGCCGGTCTCTGAGAACATGGGGTTCAAGTTCTGGACTGACAAGATCGGTGGGAACAAGACCTACCTCGTTGGGATGGACCCGGCCACAGGCAACGGCAATGACTTCACTGCGATCCAGGTGCTGGAGTTCCCGGCGCTGGTGCAGGTGGCGGAGCTGAGGCTGAACACGGTGAACATCCCGCTCATCTACTCCAAGCTCAAGTGGCTGCTGAAGCACCTGCGCGAGCCAGATGAGAAGGGCCAGCGCGCCGACGTCATGTGGTCATTTGAGCGGAACGGCGTCGGTGAGGCGATCGTCGCCATGATCCAGAACGATGAGACGCCTGAGGGTGGCATCTACCTCGACGGCGTCGAGCTGTACAACGAGACGCCTGGCCGGCTCGGTGTCTACACCACCGGAAAGTCGAAGCTGGTCGCCTGCATGCAACTCAAGAACCTGGTCGAGAAGATCTCTGGTGGGATCAAGCTCAACAGCGAGACCATCATCTATGAGCTGAAGAACTTCATCGCGGCCAACGGTACGTACCAGGCAAAGCTCGGCGCCACCGACGACGCCATCTCCGCGTTGCTGGTCGTCATGAAGGTGCTCAACCGCCTGTCGACCTACGACGAGGCGGCGCGACAGCTGGTGTACGAGGCAGTTGAACCTGACGCCGACATGGTGGACACGTTCGGCGATGAACCTATGCCTTTCATGGTGGTCTAGCGCGCGGTAAATACCGTGCATGAGTGAACCAACCTTTGAGCACCTGAGGGACGCTGTCCTAGGCAACTACGACGTCGCGTTCAAGCTGGACTGGGAGCGGCACGGCCACGTGCACCGCTACATCAACTCCATGACGATGTACTGTGCCTGCAAGCTGGACGCCCACTTTGGCAGCGCCGGTTCCTTCCTCGCCTACCGCTTCAATGAGCGCGACCACGTCGAGGACAAGGTTGAGCTGTTCAGGTCACTCACGCGAAACGAGTTCCGAGATACCTTCAGCGAGGAGCAGGTAGGTGGATGTCGTCTTCTTATACTCGGGTGAGCTGAACTGGGAGGAGAACCTGGCCCGTGCGCGGCACGTGCTAGGCAAGGTCACGGCGATTGACGGCTCTGGCGCCACTTCGATCAAGAACGCCTATGAGCGGCTGCTTGACCAGGTGCGCAGTCCTAGGTTCATGATGATCGAGGGCGACAACTACGTGCTGGACAACGTCACAGCCGTGCTGGATGAGACAGGACCGGTCAAGTACTGGTCGACCAACAAGTACGAGATTACGTATGAGCACGGCGGTGTCAAGGTGCTGGACACTGAGGCGGCGCGTCGTCAGCTGACGAACGTGCACATCCACCGCAACTTTGAGGTGAGCGCGAACCTGTTCCTGCCATCCCGGCACATCGTTGTCTCTGAGCACCGCTTTGACTTTAGCCCAAAGAACGAGTGGGTCACCATCGCCAAGGAGCTCATCAAGCTGTACGTGTGGGGCCACTACTCCTATCTCGACGCGTGGCTGCAGCATGTCTACCCAAGAGAGGTATTCATTGAGGTGCGTGAGGAGCTGCACAAGACCAGCCTCTCTGGCCTGTTTGAGACCCTGCTGCCTTCCCTAGGAAAGATCTATGACTCTCGACATTCGGCGTGACGCCATCATCCTGAACATCTTCAGGGACGACGTCAAGCACGTCGCGGACTTCATCACGCACCACGCGCCGCTGGCCAGCAAGGTCATCATGCTGGACACAGGGGCGACCGATGGCTCAGCTGAGGGGGCGGCAGAGACCGCCAGGAACTTCGACAACGTGTTCATCTTCCGCAACGCGTTTGCCGAGGTGAACTTCTCAGCGTTCAGGAACTGCCTGCTTGAGCTGGCGGCCCCGCTGGTGGAGGACGCCAGCTACTTCATCTGGGTGGACACTGACGAGCGGCTGCGGCAGCACCAGGTGGCGCTGCCGGAGGCGGAGGCGTGGAGCATTCGCCGCGCCGACAGCTCTGGGCTCTTTTTCACCTGGCTCACTCGTGGCTTCTCAACCGAGCTGGCCGGCCGGTGGGTCGGCCACGTGCACGAGGGGTTCCTGCCAGACCACCACGTCAGCGTGGTGGAGGTCAATGCGCTGACGATCGATCACCTCGAGTCGGAGATGGAGCGCCCGCTCCACAAGAAGCGGCTGTACTTTGAGCTGCTGCTGAAGTCCCTTGACAACCCTGAGCTGACGCGTGGCAACCGCAGCGAGCTTGCCAGCCACGCCATCACGATGGCGAGCTTTGACCTTGACGACCCGCAGCTCTGCAGCGACCTCTTTGACAGGTACGTTGAGGACATCCTGGCCTCTGAGCAGTTCTCCGTAACTGAGGTGAACGCGCTCATCCACGCCGTGCGCTCAAAGTCGCGGCTTGAGCAGGCCTGCCTGCCGCTGGCGCGGCTGGTGCTGGAGGTGGACGCCGCGAAGTCAACGACCTACCAGGTGCTGCGGGGCCTGCTGCTGAACATTCACAACACGGTGTGGGTGCGGGACTTCTACACCTCGACCTACCATGACCTGCCTGATGTCAGGCGTGTCGACCTGTACAATGGCGACTTTCGAGAACCAAGGCAGGTCGAGCTGTTCGAGCGGCGGGTCGAGAGGCAGCTGAACCTGCTGCGGGCGGGTTTTGACAACGCCTGAGGTGTGATAGAATTCAACCATGAGCATTGTCGTCTTTTGGATCAAGCCAGGGTCGGGTGAGGGGATGTTCCCAAACATGTCCGAGCCGCAGGCCCGCACGTTCACCGAACTGCAACTGACCGACGCGCTGGCCTTTGCCAACCGGCAGCGCAACGAGGGGTTCAGGCACGTCTGCATCTCCATGGAGCACTCAGACAACGTCACGAAGCCCGGCGTTGATGGCATCGTTGATGGAAAGACCCCGGACGGTGAGGAATACACCTGGAGGAAGCGCCGGTAGCCCTGTTACAATTCCGGGTCAACCTGTGTACTTTTCCGGGGACCTGTTGTATAATGCTTCTATCGGATGGTGGAGGTACGGATGAACCAGGTGGAAGCGAAGGTCAAGGCAGTTATCGGCCGGCTGGACAAGTTCGCGGTTGAGATGGACGTCGTTCGCCACGTAGCTCCCACCCCGGAGTTCCCCATCGCACGCCAGTACGTCTGCGCGACCGTCACGTCGGGCTTCGTCTTCACGGACAGCGACGCGGCGTGGCTGGGTGGACTGCGGGCGGTGAAGCAGTTCAACGACACCGAGCGGTTCCCGAACATGTGCCAACCTTTCTGAGGAGCGCATCATGTCATTCGTCATCTACAACAAAGAGTCCACGCGGATCCTGAAGCGGCGCAACGGGGCCAGAACCTACGCAGACCTCAGCTCGGCCAAGGCCGGCCTGACGCGGGCGGTCAACGCGGGCAAGGTCAATCGCGACGACTACGCGATCGCCGAGGCCAGTGAGTTCTACACGCACATCGAGAAGCAGGAGACGAAGCGCAACCTGCTGTCGGGCCAAGAGTTCACGCAGCCGGTCAACACACCGCTCTGCTGCGACCCGTCGAGCGAGACCTACTGGAGCATGTGATGAGAGGACTGACGAGACAGGTGACGGTGAAGGTCCTGGCGCAGTTCACTGCCCAGCAGTGGCAGCTCTACATCTCCATGGGTGAGATCGCTGACCGCGCCGCCCGGACGTTGAGCGAGAAGCTCAGCGAGTTTGTCAACGCTGGGTACTCGCGCGAGGAAACGTACCGCGCGATGGTACGGATCATGGGCGAATACGAGGCAGTGGGCGCCACCGACAGCGAGCCGTTCCGCTTCCTCGACGCCGTTCTGGACGAGATCTTCAAGGAGTGACACTTTGATGGACGCCGTGCAGCAAATTGTTGAGTTCATCTCATTCGAGGCCCGCTTCAAGCAGTCCCCGGAGTGGGCTGCCATGGTGCGTACTGTCGAGGACTCGCCGTGGCACCGTGAGGCCAACGTCGCGGTCCACACGGAGATGCTGCTTGACGTGCTGTGGCGCGACGTTGCGAAGGCCCTTTCACCGCGTGATTGCACGCTGACTGGCATCGCCTGCCTGTTCCACGACGTGGGCAAGCCGCCGGCCGAGGTGATCAAGTTCAAGGAGGACCGCGGCGAGTACCGCGCCTACCATGGACATGAGCAGCTCTCTGCTCGCATGTGGGTCGACTACGCGCTCCGACACAAGGACGATCTCGCTGCGCTTGAGCTCGATGTCATGGACGTGTCGCACATCGCCTTCATGATCGAGCACCACGTTCCATTCCAGCTCAAGGACGAGCGCAAGCGCA